TGGGGCTCTCCACCATTCTTGGCATACTCCAGGAATGGCAAAATAGGGTAAATACGCCCGGGACGGTCTGCATGGCACAATTCGAGCAACTTCTCACCTGTTATATCAGCAGGGAGTTTGACACCATGTTCTGTCAAGATAGCACCTTTGACCTTTTTCCAGTCAATGCTACAAGCAGAACTACCAGTGTTCATCCGGGAACCCTTACACGTTCTAATCTTTCTCATTTTCTTCTACAATTAAGATTATTAATTTTTATTTCCATCGAGCGTATATTTATGGCATCAATCGGCTCGCTCACAGCCTCACCGGAATCTGTATAGGCTCCGTATCTGCCATATGAATAGTTTTCTGAATAACTATGTTTCACTTTTTCGTCATAGTCGCAGTCGAACCGAGAATCTTCATATAATACTTCCAATAAACGTTTATAGATTGGCCGAAGGATATTTTTAAAAGATGTGATTCTGCGCATCTCATTGCTCCACTCTTTACAAGAAGAACATGCTATAATTAACGAAACCTTTGCTTTTGAAAAATAATCCGCGTCACCTCTATCCTCACTAATTGGAGTGAATAGTGCAACCAATGGAAACTTCCTTTCAGACTGGGCAGAAGACTTACTGTATTCATCTAAAATATCTTTGATATATTGACTGCTACCGAAGATGTAATTCAACCTTGGGGATTTCACAACTTTAGTTCCCCCTTTCCCATTTGGATAGAGGATTTCAAGCCCTTCTGGAAGTTCCTTTACAATCTCCTCAAACAGTTCTGTTATATCTAAATCTATCATAAATTGAAAGCATTAATTGGGGTCAAAAGATTCTTGGTTATTTTCACATCGAAAGGACAATCATTCGACATAGCCCATTCAACAAACTGTTTATTCTTCTCTACCATGCTATTCCATGTGCTTACTTGTCTCTTCAAAGGAGCTACATATTCATTAGCACATTTCAAACGAACAAGCCCGGTTATTGTAGCCTGGGTGTTTGCGTCACGAAGAATATGATAAAAGACATAGTCAGCGAACGGTTCACACAGCTTCTCGCATAATACTGCATATCCGGACTGGGGGGCTTCCTTCTCTTCTGAAATATCAACTTCATCTGAAGAATCTTCCTTTTCCCGTTCAATAAGCTCCAAATAATCTGTGATAGCTTGGGAAAGAGTCACACCAACAACATTCCGGAGAAATTCGGGCTGAAATGCCTTAATATACCCATTTATCACCTCATTCACAGCAAGAGATTGGGGCGAAGGCATTTCAGCGACCGAAACATTCTCAATATGCCTGGGACCTGACATAAAATATGAAACATCAATCAACATAGCGATAGTTATTTAGAAGTCTTGCCTTTCCCGGTTTTCTTTTCATCTTCCACGGAAACGGCTTTATCATCTGTAACAATTACCTCCTTGGCATCTTCCTCTTGCAAATCTTTTGAATCGGCAACCGGAAGATTCTTTTCATCAGAAGGCACCTGTACTTCAAGTTCTGCAATGCGAGCTTTCATTGTTTCACGCTCTTCTGTCAGTTCAACAATTGTCTTATCTTTCTCTGCAATGGATGCAGTAAGCCTGCCAATCTCTTCATTTTTCTCTGCAAGCATACATTCCAATGTCTTTCGGGCATCTTCTTCTGTAACAAGACCACATTCGGAAATAGGGATGAGTTGAATCATCCCTCTATTAATCCGAATGCGTTGCTCTTTAAGCACATTGGTTACATCCTTATCGTTACCTCTAAGTATGTAATCCATAATCCTACGCTTTAGTTATTGCAGTCTTCAATGCGGCCAAATCCCCATAAGCGAAAGCCCACGGCATATAAATCGGGAAGATAACTTCTTCTTGTGCCATCAGCACAACCTCATTGCAAAGCTTGGTCTCCACATCTTCAGCCCATTCAAGTGTCAAAGTGGTATAATCAACCAAATTTGCGGCTTGGTTAAAGTCACCCAAAAGATACTTACCTGGAAGAATACCACCATACTCGATAATCGGACGACCGGCAATATATTTCACCCCATCAACCATTTTAACGATACCAAGATTACGTCCTGTCGTATCTTTCTCTGATTCCATACCGTTAACAGTCATTGGATTAAGAATAATAGCATTCGGAAAATACTGGGCATATGTCATTGCGGCGAAAGCTGTTTTCACTACATCTTCAGAGTTGGGTTCCTCAATGTTCTTAAAGCCGGCTTCATGAACACTGAATGTCATTTTATCCGTAGCCGTTTCAGCACCGGAGAACGCGACACCAGGAATAAGGATACGACCATCTTCCATTTTCACAAGAGCGTGTGTTTTGTTCAGTTCTGTAAGAACAGCGGCGCCAGCGAACGTGATACTCATTCCATCAAGAATCAAATCCTGTGGTTCTGCAAACTCTACAATCACATCCTTATCACCGTTATATCCGGTAATAGCTTTTACAGCACCGGCGGCACCTGTAACAATGGCTGTACTAATAATCTTCTCTACAGAAGTCACCCCAGTATTATTAATAATACCAAGCAAATTCTCACCATTACCGTCACCAAACAAAATGTTCCAGTCTTCTGCCATCCAAACAGCTTCAGGAAGCATGTTCAAGATGTAGGAACGAATGTACACTCTTGATTTCAACATACGTTTTGAGATACGGATATGAGTACCAAGGCGCTTAGTTCCTGTCTGTATCTCTTTTACCTTGATACTTGATTCCGGTAAACGACCGTTCTCTGTTACAAAACGGGCATTGCGGTTGAAAGCATATACTTGCGCATAGGCGAGTTGAGGATATGCAGGATCAGCTGTCAGCGTCGTTAATACATCACGCATATGCAACTTTTTGTTGGCAACCTGAGTCACAACACGTTTCTGTTGTTGAGTAATCAACAAATCACCGGTGTAATTGTCAGTCATGGAAACGACATCTTTCAAGGAGAAGCCGTCAAATTCTCCTGATTTGCGTGTTTTTCCTTCTGCGAAATCTCTGAATTTTTCAGAATCAAGCATCTCGTTCAATTTCTCGTCAAACTTGTTGATAGTATCCATAGAAAGACCTTTCTGCTTCATTTTCTCGATACTTTCACCAAGAGTTTTAACTTGTTCTACAAGTTGCTCGTTGTCCTTTACCAATTGCTGGAACTTTTCTCCATCATAGGCTTTCAATAGATTATTGATGTCACCAAACTGTTTCGTTACCTCCTCCGGTGAGGCAAATCCTTCAAGTGACTTGTTAACTACTTCACACATCATGCCGACGATGTTTTCCATGAAAGTTTTCTGTTCTGCCGGCAGACCGTCTGTTTTCAGATTAAAATCTGATACTGTAAATTTTTTAGGCATAAAATTTAAATTTTAAGTTATTTATTCTCGAAACAGCTATTCAAACTCTTGAAATCGAGTAAAGTGCCATTATCAGCGGCTTTAATCGTTACTTCATCGTTCCCATTTTCCCCGTCATTCTTTTCTTGAGTGTCAACAGACGGCTCATTTTTTCCGGTGGTATCTTCAGAAGTGTTTTGCAGAATAGCATTCGAACGATATACTTTTCCCCAACAGTGGGGACATCTTACATAATTCATAAGGTCTTGTAGACCCTTTTGAGTAAATTCTTTCTTTTCTGATTTGACAGAATCAATAAGAGAAATTACTTGGGTTCTAATCTCCGGAGTGAGCTTCTCCATTTCTTCCCTTACAATGTCCTGTGTTATCCATCTCTGATAATCAGCAGCATAGTCCAATACCTGCTGGGCAAAGGTATGCTCCGTTTCTGCATCATAATCAAATTGATGACCACAATGAGGACATGAGACAACGGCACCACCGTTGAGGCTCTTCAGTAATAAACTTAATTCCATATCGTAACCTTTTAAACGCTCATCACTATATCCATGCTGCAAGAACGCTTTACGAACGAAATCAACAGCCTCCTTTACCTGGTCAGCAGTAGCAGACTTAATATTCACAAGGAACGTCTGGGGATTACTCCCCCAACTTGTCAATGTTGAATATTCCATCATACGCCATTCAAGCACTTTACAGGGATCAACAGAATCTCTTTTAATGGCCTTGACCCCAATAGAATGTTCAAGTGTTCTGCCATTCTCTGCAAACAGTTTATAATCAGCTAACGTATCACGGCCAATCTGTTTTTCAAGATTTAACTGACCGACCATAACCAAATTACCTTCTGTTTCCTTACCACTCAACGGAACACCTAACAACTGGTCTGTACGATGATTCAGGAACCAACGCATCCGACCAATATTTTCTTTCAATGTCTTATTGAATGAGCCGGGCATAGATATGTCATTTTGTGAGTCCTTCACACCGATACCGTTCACCGCAACGGTAACGATACCCTTCTCATCAACATCATTTGCCTTTGTCTTGTACTGAAGGCTTTTGATTTTCTCTTCCATCTTTTTCATCTCCACTTTTAGTGTTAAAAACTCGATTTACTTTATCCAGTTCCTCATCTGACATATCAAATTTCAATTTGTCAAACAAGGGATTTTCTATCATACTTTCGCCTATTTGGGCACGCCAGTCATTGAGTGTTATAAGCCCACATGAGAATTGTTCACGACAACGTTTATTTATATTTGTCTTTACGTCCTCGGATTCTTTCAATCCTTCCTGCAAACAATCAACATCAGAGAAATCACAATCCAAATAATATCCCCCTCCTTCAAGACCAAGGAAAGCTGTAAAATCCTTGCAGAATTGTTTGGCCATAGGAATAACAGTTGAACAATATACGCTCTTTTCAGCAGTAGCCTGATTGCTAAATGTGGACTGGTCTTTTCGCGGAACAAGAACGGCAGGGATGCCGTATGCCCCTGCAATATTTATTGCATCAGCCAAAGTCTCTTCAAACGGCTGTAACTCTGCAATAGAAAGATTAGTACGAACAAAGTCAATGTCTGCATCTGAAATACCATAAGGTACCTGGCCCTTCCTTACACCATACTTCTCAAAATTTTGCTTCAAAAGCTGTTCCTTTTCATCGTCAGTCAACGCTATTGAACCGGTAGCATCAGTTTTCTTACTTACAATAAAGCCCAATCCACCCCGCTTTACATAAATCACATTTCTAGCTTCATATACAGCTATTAGATTTGACATTGGCTTATTTTGAGAAGCAAGACGACTTTTGGACTTCAAGAACATAGCCCCTGAATAGAACTCTGCATTTCCGTCTCTATCATGCCATATTTGGTATGGAGGAATTTCCAAACTACCATTCCAACCATACTCCAAACGATAGCTACGAATAATATCTTCTGTTTGGGCAATGCCAAACAATGGCATATTCCCGTAAACAGGTTCTACAATAGTCTTATCAGAAGGTAGCACCCAATAATTATCGCAATATCTCCATTTTTCAGCTGTAGAAAAGACATCAGGCATAGCAGCACGAATAAAGCTATTCCCTGTACACAATTTATAAATATGGTGCTGATAAATCAATTCTTTCCAACGCATCAAACAATTAGGACGGCTAAGTATGCCATTCATTCGTCTGTTTGCCCATACTACACTATCATCCTTAGTTTTCTTCAATTGAAAATTAGCACCTGCAATTCGCGATGCAATATAATCGATCGGAAAAAAGACTTCAGGTATCGTACTGAATAGCGTTAGATAGTTACTGCCCGCTACAATAGGACTAGTAAGGTCCTCAATGTATGCAACTGACCATTTTTCAGCCTTGCCACTTTGAGTATCTATATCCTTATTTTCAGATGAAGTAACTATTTCAACTTCACCTTTAGTCTTAGATTTCTTTCCAAATAGATTATCAAAAAAAATATTCATTGGGTTCCTTTTTGAGCAAAACTAAGTAAAAAGGAAAACCGTTTTCCAAAACACTAAAATCTTGAAATTACGAAAGCATAACATCAACAATATAACATTCTTATTTTCAATCACATATAATACAATTCAATTCAAACCTAATTTTACAACGAACTGTACTAGCCCACTCAAAACAGCACTGGCCTCTTTTGTTTCACTATCTTTATTATAGTCCATCAGGTTATTCATGAAGGCAACATATTCCGTATCAGATTCTACTTTTGATGCAGAAAAAAGAATACTATTTTTCACATAATCAGATGTTGCAGCAATACGCTTGTCTACATCCGGAAACTCTTTCATTACACGAATCTCCTTGTTTGTACTAGAACGGAGTTCCCGGATAAAAGGGAAATAAGCATCTGTACATTCAATTACACATGAATCAGATTCATGGGACAAAATAGAAGAACGTATATCTTCTGTTGAAGTAGTATCCATAAATACGACATCAACAACATGCCATTTATTCCCACATCTAAACGCTTGTATAAGGACAAATTTCCCATTAACATTCGGCATCACATATAGAATCTTCTTAGTGTATTTACATTCGGTATCTGGATTGAAGAAATTAACAGTGCCATTACAAGCATACAAGTTTCTTTTTCGCCGGTTACTAAACTCTATATACTGCTCACTACACAAATCCACAACGACATATCGGAACGTATCAGACAGGTGCCCGTGCTCCTCATAAGTCTGCAAGGTAGTTTTATTCTTGACCTTAGTTTTAAGAATGGCACCGTTAGCATCTTTCTGTACGCTCATGTAGTCCTCAATAGATACCGAACATGATTCGTCAATGTATATCTCTATACCGGGAACAGTACAATCAAAGATAGCATTGATAAACTCACCGGTCATTGCGACACTCGGATTCTTGTTGCCTACCTTATCTTCAATCTCGAACCCTTCTTTCTGCAATGTGTCTATGAATAAGTCCATCCAGGAACGCTTCTCATCGTCAATGCTGTTTGCTGCTTTCGTTGATGCATCACCATGTACATATAACCTATCAGAATATTGGATAGATTTCAGATACTTTGCAACAAGTTTGGAAGCTTTCTTTACTGTATTGTTGGGGCTTTCAGCACACGTTTCATGGAATTGCCAAACCTTGGTACCAGTTGTGAAATCGACCTGCCAATATGATACACTGATATACGGAAGCACGTTGTTATCGACAGAGATATGAATAGGTAAGTCCGGAACATACTTATGTTCACCGGAATGTTTGCCACGATTGAAGGAACCGAAGAACTCACTACCGGTACGAATGACACCCCATTCTCCCAATGC